CTACCAGCAGATTCACCAGATTCTAAGGTTGAATTTAAAATGGAACCAGTTGAGGCAAATACTCAAGAGTCTTCATTTAATGTTTATAGGTCCGCAAATAGAGATGAAATATTAATTGCCCACAGAGTTCCTATTAATAAAATTGGAGTTCCTGAAGGGGTGTCTTTGGCAAATGCTAGAGATGCAGATAAAACATTTAAGGAGCAGGTCTGCAGACCATCTCAAATTATCCTTGAAAAGAAAATAAATAGAATATTTGAAGAAAAAACAGACGCCCTTATTCTTAAATTCAATGAATTAACTCTTACTGACGAGGACACTCAGTCTCAAATTGATGAAAGATATTTAAGAATGCAGGTAATTACCCCAAATGAAGTTAGAATTAGAAAGGGTATGATCCCTCTTGATGGCGGCGATGAGGTCGTAGATTTGCAGGCCCAGGCAGCAGAAGTTAAGGCACAGGCACTACAAAGCAGAACCAGGGATAGAGAGCGGTCAGCCAAGGCCCCAGATGGTCAAGGGGAAGCCAGAAATCCTAAAGGGGAAGGAAGACAGGTTGAGTAATATCACTCAACTATTATTTGCCTTTTGATTGTATCAAGTATAAAATAATACATATGAATATTGAGAAATCTCTATGGTCATCTAATGGCGACGTCATTAGTCTATCTGTTCCATTCACAAAAGTCAACCGTGAAAAAAGAACAGTGTCTGGCTTTGCAACGCTAGATAACGTTGATCAAACTGGAGACCTTGTAACTGCAGAAGCTAGCCTAAAGGCATTTGAAAGCTTCCGTGGAAATATTCGTGAGATGCATGGATCAAATGCTGTAGGCAAAATGGTTTCATTTAAGCCAGAGACATACTACGATCCATCTACAAAAGAATTTTATAATGGAGTATATGTAGATGCATATATTTCAAAAGGCGCACAAGACACTTGGGAAAAAGTTTTGGATGGAACTTTGGCAGGATTCTCAATCGGCGGAAAAATAACAGATTCTGATAATGAAGTTAATAAGTCTACTGGAAAAACAGTTAGATTTATTAAAGGATATGAATTGATGGAACTATCAATCGTAGACTCTCCAGCAAATGAGCTTTGCAATATTTTGTCTATTCAAAAAAAGAATGGTCAATTAATGTTTAAGGGAATTGCAGCAGAAACCGTTATTGAAAATATTTTTTATTGTGAGGAAAGCGATTCTGTTTTTATCTCAACAGATAAGACATACGATTCTCCCGTCACAGGAAAACCAGCAGCTCTAATTGGATGGGTAGAGTCTAATGATGTTAACAAAGCAAAGGATATAGATAAGATTCTTGATTCTTACAAAAGATCAAGATTTACGTTGCCTGAAACACAAACAATCGCAAAACAGGCAAACGCAGAAGGAGGTAATGTAGTGTCAGAAAACACAGAAACAGTTGCAGCAGTGGAAGAAACTCCTGCAGTTGTAGAAGAGACAACAGCTCCTGCCGAAGCTGCTGCGGAAGCAGTAGCAGAAGCAGCACCAGCTGAGACAGCACCTGCAGAAGACGCTCCTGCCGAAACTCTTGAGAAAGCAGTAGATGCACTAGTTGAAACAACTGAGGTCGCAGAAGCTGTGATGGAAGAGCCTGATTTTGCAAAAATGTTGGGCGACCTAAAGTCATTTTTCTCGGATACTTTGAGCAAGGCTTCAGAAGCAAATGCAACACAAGTTGCAGTAATTAAAGAAACAGTGGAGACATTCAGCAAGAGTGTTGACACTAGAATTTCAGAATTGGCAGAGCAGCATTCAGTACTATCTAATGCTGTAAAAGACATCAAGAACACGATTGATACTGTCCAAAAGCGTGTCGATGCAGTTGAATCAGAGACTGCAATTAAGAAGTCCTCTGACCTCGGCGGGTCGGTTGGAACAACAATCAAGAAATCCAAATGGAACGGTTCTTTCCTCGGTTCCGTGAACGATATAATTAACTAAGGTAGGTGAAAGAAAAATAATGAGCAATGAACTATTAGAAAAAGCTGCTGAGGCAGGCTCAACAGTAACAGGTACATTTGCATCCACCACTGGTGGAACTGGAGTACACCGTGCTTCCGAAAACGGAAACGGAGGTCTCCTAAACCCAGAGCAATCTGCTCGTTTCCTTGACTATATGTTCGACGCAACCGTAATCGGTAAAGTCGCACGTACAGTACGTATGAGAGCTGACACAACCGAGATTGATCGTATGTCAGTAGGCGAGAAGCTAATGAAGCTCGCTAGCGAAGGAGATAACACCAACAGTGCAAACTCAGGTGTTACATTCTCCAAGATTTCTCTAACAACAAAGAAACTCCGCATGGATTGGGAGCTTTCAACAGAGTCACTTGAGGACAATATCGAAGGTGCTGATCTCGAAGATCATATTGCACGTTTGATGGCAACTCAAGCAGGTAACGACATTGAAGATGTTATCCTCAATGGAGATACAGCCCAAACCACAGATCTTCTTTACAAGTCCTTCGATGGAATTGTTAAGAAGGCTAAGGCTAGCGCACACGTCGTAGACGCAGCGGGAGCTACAGTTTCTCGTGAGGTATTCAATAAGGCTCTTAAGGCTTTGCCACGTAAGTACAAGCAACGCCGTGGAGATCTTCGCTTCCTTGCAGGATCAAACCTAATTCAGGACTTCCTATATGCTAACAGCATTGGAACAAACCAAACAATTCCATCAGATATCGCATCAAGCGTTATCCGTGGCGGAGTTGCACCACTAGGTGGACCAGCAGGATATGTGGCACCATTCGCATTCGGTATTCCGATTGTTGAAGTCCCACTACTCAACGAAACCCAAACAGGAACACATTCAGGTGCATCAGGCACCCATGGAGATGTTCACTTGACATTCCCAAATAACGTTGTTATTGGAATCAAGCGTGACGTCACCGTTTATCGCTTTTTCTGGCCAAAGAAGGACTCCATCGAGTACACACTATTTACTCGTGTTGGAACCCAAATTGAGCAGGCAGATGCATGGGTAGTCGTAAAGAACGTTAAGGTCGCTTCTTAATTTTAATTAATTAGTAGGCTTGCAAGAAATGCCCCCCATTTTTGGGGGGCTTTTCATTTTAATTTATCAATGCTATAATGGACATACCTAGAAAAGGAGAAAGTATGTCATTTGAGACATTAAAAGTATCTGAACTCAAGAAAATCGCAGAAGACTTTGCTGTGGAAACTGAGGGCCTAAAAAATAAGGCTGATATCGTAGCTGCTCTCGCAGAAGAAGGCGTGACATGGGCGGTATATCAAAAGACAATTAAAGATATAGAAGATAGTGTAGAAGAAGAAGGATATGAAGTTCTTCCAAGACTTGATCCGTCAAAGGAGCAGTCAGCAGACAAGGTTTTGGTAAGAATGACTAGAGATAATTTTAGATATGACATTGTGGGATATACATTTACAAAAGATCACCCATTTGTCGCAATGTCTGAAGAGGATGCTCAAGAAATTTTTGATAAGGAGGAAGGGTTTAGATTAGCTACTCCAAAGGAAGTGCAGGAGTATTATAACTAAGCCGTAATAAATGGCAGAGGTATTAAGAAATAGTTCATCTCCAGTTTATCATCAAATATTTTATAGAGGTGCACCAACAGACTCAGATGCTCTGCCAATAGTTAAGGTCTATAATATAACAGAAACCCCTGAAGAAGAAGATCCTGGGCTTACGCAACTTCTAACAACAATAACTTCCGAAAAGGATGAAACCAATGTCGGAATGTATGTTGTGTATTTACCAAATACCATAACAGATGATCTATCTACATTAAGACTAGTTTGGCAATACAACATGTCTGGAGAGACTATTTTTTATGCAAACGATGTATCTGTTGTAATGCCTTACACAGACTTGTCTCAGGCCTGCATGTGTCTAGGCATAAGCACGGATCCTTCCGATCCTACTTATAAGTCATATCGAGAATTGGCAGCAGCAGAAAGATATGCTCGTCAAAGAATCGAAAACTACACAGGACAACAATTTTTTCAGTATAAAGATGTATACAGAGTACTGGGATCTGATTCAGATATATTGCCGCTTCCAGAGAAAATTCAATCCCTAGATAGACTATATATGAATGATATTATTTTGGTAGATAATTTGTCTAGTCCTGTAGTAAATGCTTGGGGTTACGACGTACAGGTATCAGAAACTAATTTTGGAATAAGAATTAATAGGGCAAACATGCTTGACAATACTGTATATGTTGCAAACGGTATGGTTCCGCCATCAATAAATGATGGATCTGGAGTATTTAGAAACAACGTAATGTATGAAGTTCATGGAACATTTGGCTGGAAGAAAGTTCCAGACAAGGTAGATCTTGCAACAATAGAATTAATGAAAGACTTTTTTGCCAAAGATATAGTTTGGAAAAATCAATATGTTCAAAATATACAAACATTTGACTGGCAATTTGAGTATAATCCTGAAGCTTTCTTGGGGACAGGCAACGCATACGCAGATAGGCTTCTTGCAGATTTTGTCGTAAACAAAGCCTCGTTGATATAATGTCGTCTATAGTTGATGCCGTTCTTTCTATGACTATGGATGTATACAAGCAAACAGATATACAAGATTCAAACACTGGTGCTTTAAAAAAAGAATGGATATACTATAAAACTCTTCCTTGCCACGCAAAAGGAGTTATAAGTAATTCAGCTACAACTAGATCTAGCGACAATCAGATATTTGACAAAAGGTATACAAACGATCAGATTATTCAAGTTAGAACTACCGAAAGACTAACAGCCAGAGAAAAGATTACAAATATTAAAAACTCTGAAAATGTTTATATTTGGACTGAACTTAACTATCCAACTGAAACACCAACCGTATTTGAAGTTATGGGGGTTACCCCAATAACCGATCCATTCGGTAGAGTTTTAGGATACAATTCATCAATGAAGAGATCGGAGAATCAGCAAATTGGCATCTAGTTTTGTATTGATGCAAGCCTCAAGTGGATTAGCAAAGCTAATGTCATCAGGGGCGCAGACTGGTGCACTAAAAGATAGCACAGTGGCTCAGGTATCAGCAGCTCTTTATTATCAAACTCACGTTTTAGCCAGCCTTCCTACAAGTGCTGCATTTCAAAAAAAATTTAGGGATGTTATTTTTAAACAAATAAGTAATGACTTTGGAGATTATGTAGATGCAAAAGCAAGAGCTAATCCATCTCAATTTCATCATGTTTATGAATGGAAGTCCGTAGGCGATCCGTCTGCTAGATTATTTAAATTAAAAACTAAAAATCAAAATGGTTTATCTTTTCAAATAGGATACGATTTTGAAATGTCTAAGATTGCAGTGCCGTCTAATTTTGGAAACACAAGACATGTGTTTAGAAACAAGGCGGTTGTTATGGAAGAAGGCGGCCCTCTAGTAATAAGACCAAAGAATGCTGAAAGATTAGTTTTTGAAGTTCGTGGGTCTATGGTGTTTATGCCAAAAGGAAAATCAGTAACAGTACGCCGTGCAGGCGGAGGTAAAACTACAAGTAGGTTTAAAATAGCATATGCTCAATTCTTTAGGGGCAACCTGGTAAGCAGTTCTATTAAAAGATCAGGATTTCAAAAGATATTTAATTATAAGATTGCTAAAGCAATGGGACTTCCTAAAAATATAAAGACGGTTAAATATTCCTTTTCGCCTAACACGCTAGATATTCAAGCAAAGATATCTGTAGAGTCGGCGTTTGGAGGATGAAGATATGACAGATTATAAATTAGACCCTATGTTCGACATAAGGAAGCATCTTTGGGATAACTTAAAGTCCACTGGCATACTAGATGCCTCGGATTATTATAGCGATAATATCGATGAAGAAATAACCCCCATAATTCCAGTACAGCAGCTTGCTGAAATGAATCAGTTTTTGAGCGGGAAGACCCATATAGTCTATGACAAGGTAGGCCTATCATATGAAGATAACTGGGTGGTATGTTGCGAGCAAATACTATTCACAATATACTCGACAGACTTTTCAGAGATCGTGGCTATTAGGAATTTAATGATGGACCTATACAGAAGAATGGACGAGTCGGGAAGAGATATAAATTATTTTATGCCTCCGTCCAACAAGTTTAAATTCTATAGCATATTCATAGCCGACATTTCAGCCACAGAGCCATCTGAAGAACTGTCTGGGTTCTTGTCTACGGACGTCGTTTTAGAGGTCAAATACTCTAGGCATGTAAATACTGAAGGCCGATTCGTATAGTTTGCCTTATGACCCTTTTTAGTCTAAAATTAGACATAGAGGAAAGGGCCTAGCCAGCCAAGATTTACAGATTGAAAAAATATATATATATATGTATTCTTTATACAGGAGGTAAGAAACAATGGCATTTAACTCAGCCAAGCAAATTCTAGTCGGTGCTTCACCGCTTTACATCACACAGCGTG